TTCTGAAAAGGAAGTACAAGAAATGACAGAAAACAAGATAATCGGTGTCTATTTTGTAGATGCAACCGATCTAGAAGGATGGACGGATGGAACACTCGCTGACGCACTCCGCAAACCACTCGCTGAAATTGGGCTGGATGTTGAAATCGGTCAATCCGTGAATAATCCTGCGATATATGCAGATTTGTTGGCGTCTGACCTAGATGCGGTATTTGAGACGTGCCAATATATCGTTGAGAGGGCGGTGTCCAACTGATGCCTATAATATACGAAACTAGGGGCAAGGCGCGCGAGTATTCGGAACTCGCTGCAAATCTATATGCAGGGTGCGGACACGGGTGTACGTATTGCTATGCTCCGTCTGCAACGTTCAAACAGCGAGATGTGTTTTACAACGATCCGAAATGTCGCAAGAACGTATTGCGAGAATTTGAAAAGGATTGTGTGAAGTTGCAGAGGGCAGGCGAAACCCGTCCGATTCTACTATCATTCACAACTGATCCATATCAGCCACTCGATGTTACGGAAAAACTCACGAGACATGCAATCCACTGTTTGGATGCTCATAACCTGAGTGTTTCAATTCTCACGAAAGGCGGCAAACGATCTGAGAGAGATTTTGGATTATTGATGAATATGAAAGATCGTGCGTGGTATGGTGCAACCCTCGTGTTCACAGACGAGGCAATGAGACAGGAAATTGAACCAAACGCAGCGCCAACGGCTGAAAGAATTGAATCGCTAGAATTAGCGCACTCGATGGGAATATCAACCTACGTCAGTATGGAGCCAGTGTGGGACCCTAAGCAGACCCTTACGATGATTGAACAGACAATTGGTTTTGTAGATTTTTACAAAGTGGGAAAATTAAATTACTCACCCGTTGCAAAAACAATTGACTGGAAAGAGTTTGGTTTTGCTGCAAAAGAATTGCTAGAATCATACAATGCTAAGTATTATCTGAAGAACGATTTGAGGAAGTGTATGGGAATTGAATGAAAGCAAGACGTATGCGAACCTGTATATAAGCAGGTCCGCGTACAATTCTTTTAAAGATGTTTGTGATCGGCTTGGTATGAAATATAATCGGCAAGTTGAGATCATGATGCTGAAATTCATTGAGGAACATGACGAACAACAATAATCCAGAACAAACTAAAATATCACCGCAGGCAGGACCACAAACAACTTTCTTAAGTTCTCCTGCGGATATATGCATATTTGGGGGGAGTGCTGGGAGCGGGAAAACCTATTCTCTGCTAATGGAACCGCTTAGACACATTAGTAATTCTGGGTTCGGGGCGGTTATTTTCAGGAGAACGTCTGTTCAGGTGAGAAGCGAAGGCGGGTTATGGGATACATCCGAAACATTGTATCCTCATGTAGGTGGAGATCCGAAGCAAACGGTTTTATCGTGGGATTTCCCTTCAGGTGCAAGTGTGAAGTTTGCACATTTGGAATACGATAAAACCGTTCTGGATTGGCAAGGATCTCAGATTGCATTGATTTGTTTTGATGAATTAACACATTTTAGCCAGAAGCAGTTTTTTTATATGCTGAGTCGTAATCGGTCAATATGTGGGGTTCGGCCTTACATCAGGGCCACAACAAACCCTGATGCAGATTCATGGCTTGCAAAGTTTATTAGCTGGTGGATTGGAAAAGATGGTTTCCCGATTCAGGAACGATCTGGAATGCTTCGTTGGTTCGTTCGTGTCAACGATGAGTTCATGTGGGCAGACAATGAAAAAGAATTAACAGAGTTATATCCGGACACGGTTCCGAAATCAGTCACTTTCATTCCTGCGAAACTTGCAGACAATAAAATTCTTGAAGAGAAAAACCCTGATTATCGTGCGAATTTGCTTGCATTGGATCACGTTGAACGAGACAGATTGCTATACGGCAATTGGAAAGTCCGACCATCTGCAGGAATGTATTTCCAAAGAGAATGGTTTGAGATTGTGGATTCTTTACCGCGTGGCAAAAAGAGAGGAAAACAAATCAGACATTGGGATCTTGCAGCTACCGAACCTTCTGTTTCAAATCCAGATCCTGACTGGACATCTGGTGTTCGGTTAATTGAATCGGAGGGTGAAGTATATGTTGCAGATGTTCGACACGTGCAACGGAAACCAGCCGGTGTTCAGGAAACCATATTACACACGGCTTCAGCAGACGGTGTTGAAACCAGAATAACAATGGAGCAAGAGCCGGGCAGTTCCGGCAAGATATCAATTGATTATTATGCTCGATTGTTAAGTGGATATGATTTTCACGGAGTGGCTGCAACGAAAGCGAAAACATTACGTGCCGGGCCTGTCAGTGCAGCATCTGAAAACGGGTTAATCAAAGTACTTCGTGCAGACTGGAATGATGCTTTTTTCAATGAACTTGAAGGATTCCCAGACGGCAAACATGATGATATTGTCGATGGTTTATCTGGAGCGTATAATTCGATTGTCGGGAACTCTTATGGCGATTATACAGGCCAGCAGGCAGTTGCACAAGAATCTACGATCCCCTCATTTGGTGGTAATCACAACATTCCAAGAATGTGAATATCGGAAACTACTTATACTTACACGTTGTATATAGTAGTAGTAATAGGAGTTGATAACGATATGTCAAAAGGTAAACAAATTAAAGTATGGCAGCAATTAATGGCCCGACCTGTCTATCATGAAATAATCCACCTACTGTATAAAGAAAAACGCGAGTTAACAAATAGAGAAATCCGAGAAAGGTTGTTTCCACTCAGATCAACTAAAATAAAAAGCGATGTGTGTGGTCCGGTTTGGGGTTATGGGCGTGGGATAGAAGTTGATGGTGTGGAATATCTATACTCATATTATTATGAAGACATGAAAGCACAAACACTCAACACGTACCTTAAAAGATTGTGCGAATATGGATTAATCATACGTAAACACATGGATAGATCCACGGTTTATCGTGCCTTGTCAGAAGCGGAACTGCTTAAAAAAGTAACAGCAACATAGCAGCAGCAATATACAGAGGCGATAATTATGGGAACCACACTGAAAACCTATAAAGGATGTTGTAATCGAGACGGAACCCACAACACACAGTGTACAAGATGTGTGTATACAATGAACTGCTTGGGGTGTAAAGAACACATGATTCGACAGGATAGGGCACCCTGTATAATATCGATAACTCCAGATGAAGAACGGAGGTGAATAAACATGATTGAAGAAATAATAGTTGTTGGATTGGTTGCATCCGTCTTTTTCTTGCTTGGTCGAGAACTCGTTTGCTGGTATTTTAAAATAAACGAGAAAAATGCATTGCTTAAAGATATTCGGGATCGTCTTGATGCAAAACCAGCCGGTGATAAATGATGGCTGAACAAAAAACCGAAGTGGTGTGCCATCTGTGCAATTACGAATGGATGACCAGAAGCACAAAAAAGAAAGTTTCTTGTCCGAACTGTTGCAATAAAACGAACAACCCAGGATGGGAGAAGATGGGTGATTCCGACAAAAGAAGGACAACCGTAGATGATAAAATGATATCAGATGAAGAAAATGACAAATCAACTACAAACATCATCAATCATTAAATATTGATGGGGTAATATTATGAACACAATAAAATATTATAAACATATTGATTTCATGATTGATGAAGTTTGCCATAAAAGTACAGGCTGCACAGTTTGCCCCTTTCAAGGAAACACAACGGCATGCGAGGCGGCTTATTATATTAGTCATAGTGCGGTGAGGAGGTGAACAAAGATGAATATGGAAGAAGTATTGGGAGCCGTTGAAGATTATCTTAATGAAAATATAGAAGAAGGCGACACGGAATTTGATGTTGAGGAACTAATTGTATCACTTCGCATAACTCCAAGAATGTAACCGACAATAACAGGACAGGTGATTAATATGAAAATATCAGAAATGATTACGGCATTAGAATACTCAAAGAACACATATGGAGATTTGGATGTCAGCATATCTATGACAGATGTCAAAGAAGAAATTGTATTAAGTGAAGATAAAAACATTTTCTTTGCATACATACAACAGGAGAAAAAAGACATTATGTCTCTACAAAACTACCCATTCTGAGGTGATTAAAATGAAATTATCACCATTTGAACAATACCTTCTTGATAATTGCAAAGATAACATAAAACTTACAATGGAAGAAATTGATGAACTTCCAGAAAAGGATAAAAAAGATTATTTCAGGGCATTAGGGCTGAAGAAAGAGACAACTGCAAACGGACCATTTGGTGGATGGGCAGATGGGAATGAGATCCTTATGACATTAGGATGGAAAGAAGAAACCGTTCAACAGGGAAATCATGCATATTCCACACTTCAGAGGGATCACAAATGACTCGTGAATGCAAGCGATTTAATGTTTGTGGAAACTCAGAAAAGCCGTGGGAGATGTATCTTATTTACAAAGAGTATTTTGTGTGTGAAGAATGTTATGAAGAATACAAAAACATGATGAAAACATTTCTCAATCCCCGACTCCACCAAAAGGTTAATATT